AGCTGAGAGGCTGGCAGGCTTACGCGCTCGACCGGGCGCTCGAGTATTACCCCGAAACCGGCGAATTGTGCTGGCCGACGGTCGTCCTTACTGTGGCGCGGCAGTCTGGGAAGTCTGTGCTGTCCCGGGCGATCTGCATGTGGCGGCTACACCACGCCGAACTATTCGGCGAGCCGCAGACGATCCTGCACGTGGCCAATAAGCGCTCAACCGCCATGGAGGTTATGCGCCCGGCTGGAATCTGGGCCGTGGAAAAGTACGGCAAGCAGGCGGCACGCTGGGGAAATGAGCGGGCCGGCATCGAGTTACCGTCCGGCGACCGATGGCTAATTCACGCGGCTAACGATTCCGCCGGCGTCGGATTCTCGATCAACATGGCATTCCTCGATGAGGCCTGGAGCATTCCGAGCCAAGTCTTTATGGGGGCAATCGCACCGACCATGGCCGAGCGCCTCAACCCGCAGGCCTTCCTCGTGTCCACAGCTGGTGACTCATCGAGCGATCTAATGACCTCATACCGGCAGCGAGCAATCGACCACCTCGGCGCCGCCGACCCGGGCAATATCCTGTTACTCGAGTGGTCAGCGCCGCCGACCGCCGACCCCGACGATCCCGAGACCTGGAAATACGCGAGCCCCGAATGGAACGACAAGCGCGAGGCCTTTCTACGCGGCCAATGGGAAAATATCGAGCAATCCTCCTGGCTCCGCGAATACCTTAACCTATGGGTTCCGCGGGCGAACCATTGGCTCAAAGACTCCTGGTGGAAAGAAACCCTCTCCGACGAAAGTCTCCCGCCCGAGGGCATCTGGTCGGTCGCCGTCGAATCTGACTTTGATGGCATGGGCCACGCCGTGGCAATCGCGGCTCCCCTCGAGGATGGCCGGATTGTTGTCCGGGCGACAACTCACCGCACGATTAAGGATGTCGACGCACGTCTAGGGGAAATCCGCAAGGATCACCCCAGTCTCTTTATACAGGTAACTCCTGGCTATGTGGACAGGCTTCAGGAGCGTTTCGACGAATTGGTCGGGCAGCGGGAGGCCGCAGCTGCAACCCAAAACCTACTGGACCTATTCGACCGCCGGGCGATCATCCACGAAGATTCAGAGACCTTGCTCGAGCACTTCACTCAGTCGAATATCTCGAAGCGTCAAGGTGGCTGGGTCATGTCTGCCCGCATGGGTCACGGTGGCGTGTACGCGGCCCGGGCCGTCATGTTCGCGGCATACCAGGCAAGCAAGACCCCGAGGCCTATGGCTCGAATCCATACACGCCGACGCGCATAAAGCACAGATAGCCTTGGATACTTGACGACCGTGTGATATGGCACGAGAATTACACCCGTGGCGTTTCCCCGTTCACTCAAGGTTGTGCGGGACCAGGCTCAGATTCAGTCAGCGGCAGCGCAGGCAGTAGCGGAGCCGGTCCCGTACATCCGCGACGCTTCAGCGCAGCTGCTAGTTCAGATCCAGCGCTCATCCAGTTATGGCGTCGACCTCGGTGTGGCGCTTCAGGTGCCGGCATTCGTTAAGTGCCTCAAGACCTTCACCAATACAATTTCCGCTTTCCCGCTGAAGGAATATGTCGGCAAGGATCAGGTCGTCGCTCGAGGCCTACTGGTTCAGCCCACTATGCAGACAACCTACGCCTCCCTCATGGGCCGAACCGTTCAGGATCTCCTGCTTTACGGCTTCGCGTACTGGAAGGTCGAAAGCCGCGCATGGGACGGCTACCCGACCGAGATCGTGTGGATGCCGTACACACAGATCTCATTCACGCCCGACCCGACGACCGAAGCCGTCATGGATCCGATTCCCGCGTTCGGCACTGTCTACTGGAATGGCGTCCCGGTCTCTCCGCGTGACGTTATCCGTTTCGACGGAGATCCCGCTGGCGGCTGGCTGACCACCATGGCTTCTGCTTGCAATACTGCCGCAGCGCTCGAGGCCGCGGCCCTCCGCTATGCCGAGTACCCGGTGCCAAACGTAATCCTGAAGAACTCGGGCGCGGATCTGCCCGGCTCGGTTGTCGATGATCTCCTCGACGCCTGGGAGGCAGCACGTACTAACCGCTCGACTGCCTACCTGAACTCGACGATCTCGACCGAGACTATTGGCGGATTCAGCCCCAACGATATGCAACTGACAGCCGCACGCGACGCCTCGGCCCTCAGCATCGCCCGGCAGGCGAACCTCGACGCCGCATGGGTTAACGCGACGCAATCAGGATCTAGCTTGACCTACACAAATAGGACGGATCTTTATAGGCAACTTTTAGACCTGTCGCTTACCCCGGTGATGCTCCAGATCTCGCAGCGCCTCAGCATGAACGACGTAACCCCTCGAGGTCACGCGGTCGAATTTGACACCTCGGTATTCCTGCGCGGAAATCCCGCAGAAATTGCCGCCCTGATCTCAACGCTGCGCCCGCTCGATGTCATCTCAATCGACGAGGCCCGCGAACTCCTCGACCTGCCAGACCTAATGGAATCCGATCCCGAGCTGAGGCCATAATGCAGACGACCGAATTCAGCGCCGACTTCATCGTCGAGATGCGCGAAGACGACTCCAATCCCGACATAGCCGGGCAGGGCTACGGCCGCGCCGTCCCCTACGGCGTCGAGACCAATATCGGCAACGTGCGCGAGTCATTCGGCCCAAACGCATTCGCCCTCGAGGACGTTATCGGCAAGCCAATCGCCTACCGTCACGGCGAGCCGATCGGCGTCATCACCTCAGCTGAGAACAGGTCCGACGGCCTTTACATCGACTTCAATATCGCCAACACAGTCCAGGGCCGCGACGCCGCGACCCTCATCCGCACAGGCTCCGCAAAGGGCCTGTCTGTCGGCTTCATGCCGACCAAATCTGTCTGGAACCGGGCAAAGACTGCGGTCCAGCACATGGCGGCCTCCCTCATGGAGACGTCAATCACCCATATGCCGGCGTATCCCACGGCCGGCGTAACAGCAATCCGAGAGGAAGAAATGTCAGTCGAAACCGTCGAGGTGGAGACCGCCCCGGCGGCATCCGCAGACATCGAAGCACGCGAGGCAATCGCCTCCCTCCGTGAGCATGTGTCCACCATTGAGGCACGCTCCTACACCGCAGCCCCCGCAGTTCACGAACTCGCACAGTTCCGCAGCTTCGGCGAGTACCGTCTCGCAGTGCTGAACGGCGAGATCGAGGCCCGCGCCCTGTTCGATCAGGTCACCGACGACAACCCCGGCGTCCTGCCCCCGAACTGGTCCACCATTGTCCGAGGCATTTTCGACCTGGGCCGCCCGGCAATCACCGCTTTCGGCGTCGAGTCGGCCGGCACCACTGGCACGACCTTTAACTGGCCCTACTGGGCAGGTTCCCCGAACCTCACCCAGATCGTCGAAGAGCAGGTCGATGAGAAGGACGAAGTTAACTCCGTCCAGATCAGCCTCCTCAAGGGCACCGCAACGCTGAAGACCTACGCAGCAGGCTCGGACATTTCCTACCAGTTGCTCCAGCGCTCGACCCCGTCCTACGTCGACGCCCACACCCGCATCATGCTGAACTCATACGTTCAGGTGACCGACATCGCATTCGTGAGCGCCCTGTACGCAGCACGCACCCCGCTCGCATACGACTTCGCAGCGGACACCGACGGCTCAGACTTCCGCGCCGCCGTGTTCGAGGCGTCCGTCAACTGCCAGACCGCCACGGGAATGCAGGCCGAATTCGTCCTGGTCTCGCCGGCAGTCTTTAAGAAGATCGGCGGCTGGTCGACCTTCTTCCCGAGCAACTACGGCACCTACAACGTGTCGGGCGTCGCTTCCGCCAACACCCTCGGCGTTAGCGTCTCGGGCCTCCCGGTCATCCTCGACCGCAACCTGGGCAACAACCTCATCATCGTGTCGAACCGTGAGTCGGCCAAGTGGATCGAGGACGGCCCCCGTCTCGCATCTGTCGAGAACGTCGCACAGCTCGGCCGCGATGTCGCGGTCTACGGCTACGGCGCCTCGCAGATCATCTCGGGCGCTGGCATCATCAGCCTCGAAGATTTCTAAAAACCGCTGAGATAAGGGACGCGACGATATGGCACTCGTGACGGGTGAGGAACTAGCGGCAGCGCTGGACCTCGACTATGACCCGCCGGAGGAGCCTTACGATCAGGTGGCCGCAGCCGCCGACGATATCGTCGCGTCCCTACTCACGGACGGGGCTTACGAACTCGAGCCTCCAGCCTGCAAGGAAGCCGCTCTATCCGTGGCGGTCGAGATTTATCAGGCACGCACCGCCGCAGGTGGTCAGGCCGTAGCTACAGACTTTAGCCCTGGGCCTTACCGCCTATCGGTCTGGATGACTCGCCGCGTCATGGCTCTACTCGGGCCATACATGGACGTTAAAGGCATGATCGGATGA